CCCACCAAACCGTCTTGACTAGGTGTTCCAGTTAACCAACTAATATCACTGGTTGTGATGCTGGAATATACTGCGTCTTCTGTGTTTAAATTAACTTGATTTTGACCAAACTCATGTTGCCAAATTGTGTATCCACTAGTCTGTTGATATACTAGTGAGCCCACTGTAGGCAAAATAGGACTTGGACCAGTAAATGTTACTAAAGTAACACCAGGTGTACCTATTGTTGTGTTGTAAGTAAACACTGAAGTTGTTACTTGGTATGTCTGATTTGCAACGGCTGATGTTGAAAAAGTTATAATAGCACCAGGGCAAAGCACGGGTGTTACATTACCCGATATATACATTTGATTGGTCGTAGGAGCTGGTAAACTAGCTGGGTGTGTTATTACCTTATACGGCTGACTAAATGATGGTGTATAGTTCCAAGATGCCCATATTGGCGTTGGAAACAACTCCGTTGTGTAACCACAAGAGCGTTGAGCACCAGTAGCTTGCCCCGCATCATACCAAATCTTATCTTTGACGTTGTATATAATAGCATCAGTACATTCTGTAGCGGTGCCTCTCGGATAAAAGAACCAAATTTCATTATATCTTGGTACCTTAGTCGTCCATACTTTTTGACGTTGTGTGTAGTTAAGATTGTCAAATAAATAGTTGATGTTTTTATCATTTGGTACCACCACTACAGCACCGTTATAAGCATAAAAACGGTCAACACCCATCCAATAATACACACCATCCATTTCCACTACGGCATTAGAAGACATAATGGAAATTTGACTAGAAATAATGTCATAATTCCAAAACTGATTTACAGTAGTCGTTGCTGAAGCAGAAGAATTAAATGAAACACGAATTAAACTATCCGTTGCCCAAAACAAACCAGCGGGGGCGTTTGTACCACCACGCATTGGCATTCCTTTAATAATCTTAGAGGAAGCCACGTTGACTTGGTTGGCTAATGGGCCATTCCAATCATAAAAATTTTGCTGTGAATAAACACTACTAACATTGTTGTTAGCAATAAAACCATGTGAACCATACACAAATATAAATGGGTACAGCACACAAACACCACCATCAACACTAATCGGTTTATAGGTTGGTGCAGGACCAGCGGAGTCTGATAATCCACTAAATGACCACGTATTGCCTGCCGCAGGGGTTATGTTGCCTACTAATACTTGTGATGCAACACCGTTATCAATATCAACTAAGTTGTAACCTGGATGGGCAAATATAGATAACTGACCACCTTGTGGGCTAAACTGCGAATCAAACTGCCAAGTTAAACGATATGGACCTAGTGTAGGATCCGCTGTAAACACTGGTGTAGTATTTAACCAAACCGTTGTTGGACTGCCAGAAATTGTACTACTTGTTACAGTTACCGTTGTGTTAGGCGATGAATAAGTTGCTGTTGAAACGGTAAAGTTGACTGGTGTTGTTTGGTTAAATATAACAACAGTACCCGCCGTAAAGCTAGATGTTACGTTACCAGCAATAACAAAAGTGTTTGTTGTGTTAGATACAAGAGTAAATGGCACCGTACCAGGTAAAACATTAACGGGAAACGGACCACTTCCAATACCAAAGTTAATACCACAAGTAAACACATCTAATTCTTTATAGTTACCCGCAAAAATATAATTTACACCATTGTATGGTTGTGAAACCATGCCACGATATATACCCACGTTGCTAGTAAATAGGGTACGGTATCCACCCATTTTCTTTGGATCACCCCGTTGAAAACGGCACCACACACCATCAGTATATTGGTCATTTTGAAACTGCGTACCATCTCTTTTAATGCCAGCGGGTATTGCTAAACTATAAATTGATGTGTATTGCGAGTTATCCTGTTGCTGATTATCAGCCGCCATTTAGAACGCTCCACCACTGATTAACGTGGCATTAAGTTGAGCTTTAACAGAAACTAAAGGTGCAGATAAATTAGTGGCATTAATGTCAATCATTTCTACGCCATTTGCTGACAATCCTAAAATCCCTACACCAGGTAAATACATGCCCGTTGAAGTATCATTTAAAAAAGAATAAGCTGGTGCCCCAGCGGTTCCATTAATGGCCTTAAATGATGTAGAAGATGAAGTATTTAAAATATATAAAAATGCACCATCACTTAATACAGTATAAATATTACCAGTTGTTAATACTATTGGTGGTTGACTACTTCCTTGATTTTGGAATGTAATATTGTAGCCAGACTGACTAGTACTATTATTAAAAATGTAGAATTGAGTAATGGCTGGTAATGTAACAGCTAAAGTAGCAGTTCTAGTTCCAGATTGCGCGACATATGTTTGAATAATTGGTGCGTTGGAAACTAAATTTAAAGTATTACCAGATATGGAATCCACATCATAAGAAGCCGAAGTAAATACAATATTGTTTGGTGTAACCCAACCAACCGTAATATATTGTCCTCCGCTCACATCATAAAATATATAGCCAGAATCCCCTGGATTCGTAATAATAGATGTTTGCCCATTAATTGTTTGAGGGGCAGTTGGGGTAAATGTTAATGTACCAGAACCACTATTTCTAAAAGCAATAAACCAGCCCGGCGATAATGTTGAAACTGATGGTAATGGGCAATTACCTAACCCACCACTCCAGTTATAGGTTGCCGCACGACTTGTATCGCTAAGATTTGGAGATATTGAACAATTGACAATGTTTTGAGTGGTAGCTAATTGACCGTTAACGGTTGTTAAACCAGCACCAGCCAATGAAGCAGCATCTGCTGAAGACGTACCAGCACCAAAGGTTACATTGCCCCAAGTACCCGCCGTTGTTGTGTTATCCGTTAAATAAAAATATTTAGAAATACCAGCAGCTATGGTAACAGAATTTCCACCTGCGTAGTCTTTTACTATAAAAGAATTTGAACCTAAATTACGGAATAATATATCAGTACCAACGGTACCTTGATTAGCTTGCGGTAATGAAATTGCTAACCCTGTAGTTGTTGCAGTACAATCAATAATGCGTGTTGCTGGGACTTGACCAATTCCTTGGTTAACAATAGCTGGCCAGTATAGTGGTGTGTCAACACTAAAAGATAAAGAAGAATAGGATACGTCCGTTGGTGTAACAACAGTTCCTGTGAACGGAGAGGTATAGATTGGTGTTGTCATTTATTAAGGTTCCTGTACGTTCGTGTTTCGGTCTACACGACGAGTATTGTCTTCTTTTTTCAAGGCTGCAATTGAATCTGTGTAGTATTGTTTCCAAACTGGAAGTTTATCTAATGCTTTTAAATACCCTTGAGCTTGTAGTAACGCACCATATAACATTGCTTGTGGTGCAATTGACGTCCATAAATTTTGTTGATTATTAGCGTCTAATGGTTGAATTTCAGCATAGTAAATAATTTCCACAGGGTACGAAGCGTTTGGTGCTGGTGCAAAATTCCAATTACTATAATCATAATCAGCGTAATACTTAGGTTGTCCACCAGAGGACTCAGAAAGGTATTGAGAAACATAGTCTTGACTACGCAACAAAATAGGTTGACCATTGACTTTCATGGATACCGTTTTACGCCAACGAGCTGGCTTGTTTAATGTTGTTTGGTTTGTTGCTAAATTTGTTTCAACCACAATCAATTGCATGAATGTTTTTAATTCGGCAGCAATTGATGACTCTGCCAATGCAATAAGGTTAGGAATCTGCGCAATAAAGTCAGCGTCTTCACGTTCCATGTATTGCTGGATATTTAATACCAGCGAATCAAAGGTCATTATTACGCTCATCTTGTATAGTAGCTTATGTTAGGTTGGAAATAAATTGGGGACTTATCACGATCTTCTTCTTCAAATTGAGTACGTGCATCCAATGAGAGCTTTTCTAAATAAGTAATGCGAGCCACATCTACCCCAGGAAGTTGCAATGATAACTTGTGAGATAACGCAGACTGAATGTAGGGTATTACACGATCTGGTAAATACAACTCATTAGTAAGCGAACCAACATCTTGTGGCTGTAACTCCAAAATCATTGAGAACACTTGGTAGTTGTTGTTTGGTACCGG